CACGCTGCCCCCTGTGCATTGTTGTCAATTTTGATCAGACGCTCAAGCAATCCACATGGGTCAAAATTTGCCCACACATCCTCCCCCGCCTCCGCCGCCCTCGCCTCCGCCGCCCTCGCCGCCGCCCACGTCGCCTTTGCCACCCGGTGCGCCGCCTCCGCTGCGTTTGCCACTCCCGTTGCCTCCGCCGCCGCCCACGTCGCCCTCGCCACCCAGTGCGCCTCCGCCCACGTCGCCATCGCCGCTGCGTTTGCCGATTCGGCAGTCCGTTCGGTAGTCATTTTTTGCCATTGCTCGCCAAAACCCTGCTGATCCGCCAGCGGCTGGAGCGATGGCAGAACGGTACCCCACATCCAGTCTAAAATAATTTTCAGCCGCTCTTGTTCTTGCTCCCGTCCAGTTCCAGCCGCGAGCGGCAGCAGGGATTTCCATTTTGCCGAGTTACGCAACTCCCCCGGCATCGCGTCTTGGATTACGATGATCCAACAGCCAATGACCTCCGACATGCAATCGGGGATCTCGTCTGTGAGTCTGCCTGACAGCGCCAAATTTATGGCTGCAATTGAGCACGCCGATTGCTCGTTGCCTAATCCATATGGCAGGCGCATGGATGCCAGTTTTGACGCGATTGATGCCTGTTGTTCAGTTGTGATTGTGCTCATGCTGCCTCCTGCGTGCGCGTGCGTGTGATTGTGTGTTTGCCGTCGTCGTCGCATCGTCGACACCGGCATACGTGTACCAATGGCCGTCGCTGTTGACGCACGTCACTACGCGGCCGTCGTCGTCGTAGGTGTAAACAAACCAAAATCCAGACTCGTCGCGATAGCTCAACACGCGGCCGTCGTCGTCGCGTGTGTACCCAAGCGGGATTGTCATCAGGTCAAAATTAGGGTCGATCATGCCGCCCCCTGCGTGCGCGTGCGTGTGATTGTGCATTTGCCTGCGACGTCGTAGGTGTAGTCATCTCGGCAGCCGTCGCTGTTGACGCACGTCACTACGCGACCGTTGATGTCGCGGAAGTAGACGTACCAAAATCCAGAGTCGTCGCGGTAGGCCAAAACGCGGCCAGCAGCGTCGCGGATGTACCCGAGCGGGATTTGTAGAGCGTCAAAATTAGGGTCGATCATGCTGCCTCCTTCCTATATCAGTGCGTCCCGCAGCGCGGGAATGGGCGGGTAGGGATATATAACCCTGCCCGCGTTTTTTTGGTTAAAAATGCGAGAGATTGCATTCGAGAACATAACGCACGTCGCCAAAATCCACAACTGACAGCGAGCGGCGTGCATCGCCGCGACGAGCTTGCATTTTTGAGTACGACACAAACGGGAATCCAGCGATGACCCCGTGGTTCGCCGTGCTTTTGTCAGCCCAGCCTTTGGCGCTGTCAATAATTTGATCAAGCGTTTCGCTGGTTTCGACAGCGTCGATCATCCATGTGCCGCCGTTGTAGTCTGCGTCGAACAGTTCGTTTTTGGTGGCGGCTGCGAATGCTGCGATGTTTTGTTGTGCGTTGTGCATTTTAATCTCCTGCACCAAGCTCTGCGGTGCGCCAGATGGCTCAACGTGAGCCAATGTGTGTACTATACACACCTAATTTTGTATTGTCAACAGTTTTTTGCAAAATAATCTAATCATATTATGGTCGTCGCCAAAACACGCCAGAGCATTGCCGACGCGCCGCCTAGTGTCGGCGCTGTCGCACTCGATCCAAGCACCAAAACCTGTGTGCATAGCCTCAAAGCTGCGTCCATCTAGGATCTCGCCAGATTTGCCGCGGAGCAAAACGCCGGCCCCGTAATTGCTCGCGCCGTGCTGAGTGGTGAGGCGCAGTGTTTCGGGGTTTGTTTGGCGCAGGCCTAACGCGTTAATTGCCTCAATACCCGCGGGCGGGAAATAAAGTTTTATTTTCATTCGATAAATATGGGGGCCGCTTCCGCGGCCCCGGCCTTTTTTGTTAATCTTTGACCAAGTCGCCATAGGCGTGCGAGTATGTATTGCCGTTGCGGTCAATAACCGTTGGCGCGTACCCTTGCCGCACCAGTTTTTTAACCGCGCCCAAAGCGCCGCCGAATGTATTGTGACGGGTTGGCGTGGCGTTAAAGTAGGCTGGCAGAACAACAACATACTGAGTGGGCTTGCGGAGCAGCACGCACCGGTCATATTGGTCACTTGCCAAATCGTGAGCGCTGCCCGTGCCGCTCATTTTGCGCGTGATGATAAGTTGGTTGTTTTGGACGTTAAGCATTTTGATCTCCTGCACCAAGCTCTGCGGTGCGCCAGTTGAGTCACGTTGACCCAATGTGTGTACTATACGCACCCGCTTTTGGTTTGTCAACACCTTTTTGCAAAATAATCAAAATATTTTTATGTCTCGCCGATCCGGTGGCGGATCTTGTCAAAACCGCAACACGCGCAAAAAAAATCGAAACTAAAAACGTTTGAGAGTGTTGCGGATATTGACTAATATCCGTGGCATGGTGGTTATAGGACTAAGCAGCCATCGAACGAACGCAGAACACAACCGACGCGACGGAATCGCGGAACCGTAAAGGTGATGGAAATGGCGGCCACGTCAACCGTATTTAAAAAAGGCGAAAAAAAGCGCGGCCAAGGTCAGCGCGGCCCCGGTAGGGCTACTGTAAACGCGAGGGAAGCTATCGCGCGGCTGGTGGACGGCAACGCCGAACGGATGCAGCAGTGGCTGGATGACATCGCAGAGCAGGATGGCCCGTTAATGGCGTGGCGTTGTATGGCAGACGTTATCGAGTACCACGTACCAAAGCTGTCTCGCTCAGATGTGAACCTAAAGGCTACGGGCGAGTTCAAGCTAACGCTGAATAGTGATGACGCAGCATTGTGAGATTAACGGACAGGCAGCAAGCGGCGCAAAAGGTACTAGCCTCAAGCGCAACGCACGTAATGCTGTTTGGGGGAAGTCGAAGCGGTAAGACGTTCTTGCTAGTCCGCAATGTAGTGATGCGGGCGATCAAGGCTTCGCGCAGCCGCCATGCAATCTTGAGGTTCCGCTTTAACGCGGTCAAGGCCTCGATTGTGTTTGATACCTTCCCAAAGGTAATGCAGCTTTGCTTCCCGCAGATCAAGCACGAGCTGAATAAGACGGACTGGTTTGCTCAGTTTGAGAACGGCTCGCAGATATGGTTTGGTGGGCTGGATGACAAAGAGCGCACCGAGAAGATTTTGGGCCAAGAGTACGCAACCATCTATCTAAACGAATGCTCACAGATTCCGTGGGGATCGGTAGGCATTGCGGTTACTCGTTTGGCGCAGAAGGTTGAACAGACAATAGACGGTGTAACTAAGGTTATGGCGGTTCGCATGTATTACGATTGTAACCCGCCGTCTAAGGCTCACTGGTCGTACAAGCTGTTTCACGACAAAGCCGACCCTGAGACCGGGATAAAGAAAAACGACCCGCAGGAGTACAACTGGTTCCAGATCAACCCGCAGGACAACGCGGTCAACTTGACTAGCAACTACTTAGACACGCTTAAAAACCTGTCCGCGAGGTTGCAGAAGCGATTTTTAACGGGTGAGTTTGCAGACGCAACGCCGAACGCGCTATTCCATGACGAAACGATAGACAAGTGGCGCAACATTGACGGCGAACTGCCTGACTTTGTGCGGGTGGTCATAGCGGTTGACCCTAGCGGCGCAAGTGACACAGACAACGCAGATAACGACGCAATTGGTATTGCTGTGGCTGCGCTCGGTACGGATGGCAACGCCTACGTGCTGGAAGATTTGACGGTAAAGGCTGGCCCAGCCACATGGGGCAAGGTTGCAACTGACGCCTACGAACGGCACAAGGCTGATGTGATTGTGGGTGAAACGAACTACGGCGGCGAGATGGTGCGCTTTACGGTACAAGCAGCAAGGCCGAGAACCCATTTCAAAGCGGTCAATGCCACTAGAGGCAAGGTGGTACGAGCTGAACCAATAAGCGCTTTATACGAACAGGGTAAGGTGCGACACGCTGGCATCTTCCGTGAGTTGGAAGATGAGTTGTGCGCCTTCTCAACGAATGGCTACACGGGCGAACGCAGCCCTAATCGAGCAGACGCCGTTATTTGGGCGCTTACTGAATTGTTCCCTGGCATTGTTGCTGAGAAACGTAAACCAACAGACGAAAGAAAGCCCCGCCCACGAGTTAGTCACGGCTGGCTCGGCGCATAAACATGAGTAAAATTACAGACGTTAAAGGCAAATCCAAGGAAGACGACGACGCCGCATTCCTAGACGAAGCCCGCAAGCGGTTCAGGTTATGCGAGG